CGACAATAGGAAATGTTACAGCTAAATTAATTGATGTTGGTTTTGTTCCAAAGGCTGATATTTGTATAAAAGCACAGTATGGTGGTAAACGAGAATTTTATGTTATGTCTTTTGGTTCCAAAGTTATAAGTAGATATGTTGAAGATTTTTTTAAATCATTATGTGAACAAGTTTCTGAAGAATGTATAAGTAGACCTGGTGATGCAAAAATGTTCTATATGCTTGATATTGTTAAAACTTCTTACCAAAACTCTTTAAGACACAAAAATAACTTAGTTTATACAAACGGTGATTGTACAAAATGGTCTGCCTGTGAAACAATGCAAGCTTTTATGGTATTAGTAGATGAAATGAAAGACTACATAAATAGCGGTATTTATATAAAAATAATGAATATACTAGCAATGTGGGGTGATAAAAGAATTTGTATTCCTTTTGATATAAAGGCAAAAACAATTCCTATATTACCACAAACAGAGTTTTTGACAGATGATTATATTGTAAGCACACAAAATTTTTTACAAGGATGTTTTAATTATTTGTCCTCATTCAAATTTTGTATATTATCTGAATATTCAAAATATTTATATAGTGAAATTGCCTTAGAAGTTAATTATAAATTAAGTTTTTTTTGTCACTCAGATGATTATGCTTGGACTGGTTCATTCAAAAACTTGGAGAATTATTATAAATTTAGAATGGTTAATCGAAAAGTTATGAAGATGGGAGGCATATTGGATAGTAGCAAAAAAACAAACACACAGGTATATTTTTTTGAATTTGTTTCTTTATTTAGTTTTAATGGTACTTTACATTATCCCCAAATTAAAAAGACTAAAGAGATAAATAATTTATTGCCAAATGAAGATTATAAATCTGATCAAATGATGGTATGTGGAAGAGCTTCAGAATGTCTTCGTGTTGGAGTGTCTATGGAACAATCTTGGATTTTCCTTAAGATACATCAATACCAGTTACGGAAATATTATAGTCTTTTGCCAGGAATGAGAAATGAAGTGTTAAATCATTTTCATAAACCTGTAGAATTGTTTGGTACTTCAGACTGTTTACCTATTTATTACTTATTTTCAACAGGAGATCCAAATAATTACAGACTTTACAACCTTTTTAATTCAGGCATTCAAATTTGTGGTTATTACTTATCATTTGTTTTAAAATTAGAAGATGACAATAAAGAGATAACCTTAAATTTTCTTAGATATTCAGATAGATTAAGAAAGATTAGAAAAAAATTAAATTTATCCAGAGATGAGATAGAAAAATACTTTTTAGACAATCCATCTTACTTATACTTCAAACCGGTTATTTCTGAAGATCTACCTATGTGGTTAAAAACAAAATATTATCAAAAAAGTTTTTCAAAAGCATATTATAAAGAGACTACTTCAAGTAGATTATTACGTGCTGCTTTCTTTGTAAGTGGTTCTACTATTTCTATCGATGACAAGAACTACATAGATCTAGAGGAAAAAGATTTGATGACAATTAAAGATACATTAAAAGAAATAGAAGAATTTAAAGAATTAGATCCAAGGATTTCAGAAAATAATTTTATGCTAAAATGGATATTAGGAAAAGACACAACTGCTTTTTCAATAAGTTCTTGGTTAGAATGTTGTAGAGATTTACATGTAAAACCAGTGAAAGTACATAATCCAAATTGTAGATATTTACCTAAAAAGACTGATTGGTTAGAGCTTGAAAAATATGATAAAAAAGTCTTTTTACAAATTTGTGATCCTAATAAAATGCTTTTAGATCCCGATAGAGACTTTGTTATTGAACTTGTTAAAGAGCTAAATAATCAAACTGGCATTGTAGATGAATTTTTGCATAGGAGAGACAAGTACAATCTATTAACAGCAACAGGATATTTATATAAAATTTTGATTGAAAAAACTAATAATTCACGTGTGATTATATCTGAATCATTTGGAAGTAACCTATTTGAATTTTTTAAGAATTTTTTAGAAAGACATATGTTTACAAACAGAATTTCACAATTTGTTCTTGTATCCCAATGTAAAGAATTAAATCCGTATACACTTACAGAAGAATATATAGACAATCGAGG